TCTGCCCCAGTTCATCGATGAAGTTTTCGATAAAACCATAGTGAACCACATTTCCTTCAGTAGTTTTCAGATAGCCTTGTCGTTCCCATATATCATATGGAACGTGGTCACGTCTTACTCTAAGTGGCAGCGTTTCTTCTGGCAGCCAGAAATAAGGCAGAACGTAGTAATGCTCATCTTCTTCAGTTGGAGGAAATACCAAAGCAAAAGCTGTAATATCCGTTGTACTGGAAAGGTCAAGCCCACCGTAGCAGATTCTTCCTTCCAGTTCAGATTCATCAAAAGCGACCTTGCATTTATCCCATTTCTCCATCGGCATCCAACGTACTGCCTGTTTTACCCACTGATTCAAACGCAGTTGCCGAAACGCATTTTCTTCACCGGGAGTTTCCTTTGCAGAATTACACGCAGCCACCACCTTATCCATACCGATAGTCTTATCCAGTGACGGATTTGCCTTTTTCCAAACCTTCGGGTCAGTCCAGTCCTCAGATTCATCTGCTCCATAAATGACCGGATAGAAAGTCGGATCATGCTTTCTGCCCTCCAGAATGTCCTTTGCCTTTTGATGAACTTCATAGCAGATTGAATTTGTGTCCGTTCCGGCTGTGGTAATCAGGAAATACAAAGGCTGCATTCTGGCATCGCCGGAGCCTTTGGTCATAACATCGAACAATTTCCGATTGGGTTGCGTGTGAAGTTCATCGAACACGACCCCATGGATGTTGAAGCCATGTTTGGAATAAGCTTCAGCGGAAAGCACCTGATAAAAGCTGTTTGTTGGTGTGTATACAATTCTTTTTTGTGCAGTAAGTATCCGGACTCTTTTCATCAAAGCCGGACACATACGAACCATATCTGCGGCAACGTCAAAAACAATCGAGGCTTGCTGTCGGTCTGCGGCACAACCATAGACCTCCGCTCGCTGTTCTCCGTCACCACAAGTTAATAGCAGAGCGACGGCAGCTGCAAGCTCACTCTTGCCATTTTTTTCGGAATTTCAATATATGCTGTATTAAACTGACGATATCCATTCGGTTTCAGAATGCCGAACAGGTCACGGATTATCTGTTCCTGCCAGTCCAGCAGTTCAAATTTCTTTCCCGCCCATGTGCCTTTGGTATGGCTGAGGCACTCAATAAAAGAGACGGCATAGTCTGCCGCCTTTTTGTTATACTTGGAATCTTCCGCCATAAAGCGTGTTGGTTTAAATCTTGCCATTGCATCACCTCCCTCAACAAAAAAGACCTGCCAAAAAGCAAGTCTGTATCATTTATTTTTATGCCCCGGTGGGCTTTTTTGTAATTGAGATTCTATTCCCATTGTAACCATGTTACCATACAAATTCAAGGATAGCAAGCGGCTAAATGAACAGAAAAAATGTCGAAATTTCTACGGTTTCTTGTGTACCATACACGAACAAAAATCAGGTGTACGACCGCCAGAGCCTTTCGGCTCCGGCTCGTGGAATTCGGTTTTGGAAAAATCAGTTGTACTGTTTCAGTAGGATCGCCAGTGCAGTTTCGGTTTCTTCATCCTCCGGCGGAATATCCATGCCCCGGTCAAAATTGAACACCGTTTTGCCATTCCGCCGCAGGGAGATTTTCGAGGCTCTGCCTTCCTCATATCCAAAAATGGAAGGCTCCTCGTAATGTTTCACCCAGTAGTGAAAAGTGCTTGTTCCTACCTGAATTGTTCCTTCTGTCCACATTGTTTTTTCCTCCAGTTTTCGTTGTTTTTGCCATTCGGCATGATGTATATTACCATAAACCAAAGGAGAAGTCAACGAAATTTCCGGCATATTCTGCACAAAGAGGAAGGCAGAAAATTGTGTATGATACCAACCAAAAAAGCAAGCCCCACGTTGCCCTGTGTGGGGCATTTGTGGGAAAGGGAAAACCACTTGGAGGAAACAAAACCACGCCGGACAAGGGCAACACAGCGGCTGTACGAGCCGCAGCCCCTTTCGGGGCTTTGGCCTTGGGCTATGGGTTTTGGATTACCGTCCGGTCTGGCACTCCCATTCAAATTCGCAGGCGTTTTCGTACTCCTCATCGAAAAGGGCATCGTCATCGATTTCCTTTTCCGTAAAGTCAATGCCGTCGATTCCCTCAAAGGTCGTTCCGTTTTCCTCGGCATCTGCCTTTGCAAGGCTTTCTGCGTTTTCCTCAACCCATGCAGTGAACTCCTCGTTGTCCATCCTGTCCTCGTTTTCAATCTCCAGTTCGTATTCGTAGTCCGCATCGAACCAAGTGATGACCGCCTTTGTGATTTCGGTTCTTTCGTTCCAGTCCGTTCTGTTTGCCATTGCTCTTGCCTTTGCGATTCCGTATGCTATCATTGTGTTTTTCCTCCGTTTTTTTGGTTGTTTTCCCTTTCGGTAACTGTATATTACCATACCTTTCGGCGTATAGCAAGTGGCTAAATGTACAGAACATAAGGCGATATTTCCGCTGTATATTTGGTGGATCTGACACTGGATAAACTTGCTTTTCTATGGTAAAATACAGTACAATGGAAAAGGTATCTCGGAAAATCACAGCCATCAACCAAGCCCCACACAGTTCGTCTGTGTGGGGCTGATTTTGACTTTGGGCAAGTTTCCGGCAAGTGTTCTGAAAGCCCACACAGGGCGGTTACATGGGGAACTTTCGGTGCATTACAAACAGGATTTTCTCCTGTTCCTCCGTGGAAACGCCGATGCTTTCCAGTGCCTGCCGAATACCGCAGTCCGGGCAAATGGGCATTTGGTTGTCCGTTCTGGAAAGTGCCGGCACACCGGAATAGGACTTTCCGCAGAGTGGGCAGACTGCCGAAACTGGCTTATCCGTTTTCATGGTGGTACACCTCCCGTTCGCTGATGTCCATGGCTTTCCGCAGGTGTTTCAGGTCAAAGCCGAACTGGCGGTATCCATCCACACAGGTGCGGATGTAGGCAGAAGTGGGAATGCCCAGTTTCCGTTCCTCGTGCATGATATACACAAAGGCGGTCAGCTTTTTTCCGGTTTCTGCAATGGGAAGTTCCAGTTCCGTTTTGTAGTAGAAATGGGGATACCCCTCATAGCGGTCGAGGGCAAGTTCATCTCGTTCCGACACCGACCAGACTGCCGCCGGAACGGTACAGCCCCGTTTGGGTTCGATGGTCAGATAGGAGCCGGTCTTGCTGCCTTTGAACAGCAGCTGGTAATTTGGGATCTCCGCAGTTCCTACAATTCTGGCGTCCGGGCAACGGAACTGCATCTGTTTCACGTTCAGATTGCTGCCGTAGGCAAGGTAAAACTTTTTCATGCAATCAAATCCTTTCTGAAAGGGATACCCTTTCACCACCATAAGACCGCCGAAGCGGTCTGGTGTAGCTGGTAGCAAAAGGCTGTCCCTTTATCTGCCGAACCGGAAAGCGGCATCGCCATCAAGGTTCTTGGTAAGAAAATTTCTCGCTGTGGCGAACTCCTCGCCGACCAGTCCCAGCCGAATCAGCCACGTCCGCATGGCGAATTTCGGGTTTTCCGTTTGCTGTGGTTTCGGACTGGCGGTTCGCAGTCCCTTTGCCATTTCGGAAAGGGCAAGGCAAAGTTGTATGTAGCTTTTCAGCTGTCCGGCATGAAGTCCGTTTTTCCTGCCGTTGGCAGGCTTGTCGAATTGAAATAACCGGAATTCAATTGTGCCTTTTGTAAAAGTTGCGTGATAGTTCAGCATGTGGTATCGGCTGTCGTTGTAGTGTTGATTTCTGCCGTAATTTGCACCGTTCGCCGTATACCAGATGTCTGCGAACTGTGCCATGTTGGTGGGCTTTTTCCGGTTCAGCTGTTCGATGAATTGGGGATTGACCGTTCTGCAATATCGGTTCATTCTGCCTTGGTCGATTTTCAGGGCATCTGCAATCAGCCGTTCGTGGCTCGCCATAAGGTTGGCGAGGTTTCGCAGGGTTTGCGGTGTGTGTCCGTTTGCTCCAATGTGAATGTGTACTCCGGCTCCGATGCCTGCATGGCTGATTGCTCCGGCTTTGCGAAGCTTTCTTACCAGTTCCTGCAAGGTTTCAATGTCCTCGTATTTCAGAATCGGCGTGACCAGTTCGCACTTTTCGGCATCGCATCCTGCAATGCTGACGTCTTTCTGGAATTTCCATTCTCTGCCCTGTGCATCCCAAGCCGACCAAGTGCTGTAGCCGTTTCGGCTGGCGGTGTATTCGTATCTGCCTGTGCCGAAATGGTCGGCGGCAAGCTTTGCAGCTCGCTCTCTGGTGATGTGGTTCATCTCAATCTCCACGCCAATGGTCTGCTTTTTCAGGTTTTCAATCTGTCTTTCTGTTTTAGCGTTCATAATGTTTTCCTCCGTAATTTCGGGCTTTTTTTCCTTTCGTTGTAACCATATTAACTCTAAACGGAGGAGATAGCAAGCGGCTAAATCTACAGAAAATGAGGTCAAAAGATTGTGTAGAATACACGCTTGCAATCCTTGCGATTGTATGGTAACATACCGTACAATGGAGGAGGTGCCGCCTTATTTTTTCGCCTCGGATACGGTCTGGAAACTGTCGATTTCGGGAATCAGAGCAAGGGAAGAACCGTTCTCCCACCGCATATGAATAGAACCCGCATCGTCAATGTGCGTGACCTCGCCGACTGTTCCGGGAAGAATCGGATATGTTTCATTTCGCATAGAAAGCAGCTGTAATTTTGTTCCTTTTGGATACTGCTTTCGGAGTTGTTCCAGATACGATTCACTCGGAAACTGCATCAGTATCACCAACCTTTCTGAATGCGGAATTGCCGGACAGATGCCGGAGAATGACCTTTCTTGCCGCCTTGAATTCTGCCCCCACCATTCCCAGACGAATCAGGAAACACCGCATGGTGTACTTGGGATTGTCGGAGGTGTCCGGCTTGCGGTTGATGCGGCTTTGGTTCTTGGCAAATTCGCAAAGCATGGAAATGAAAGTACAGTAGGCATCTGCATCACCATCCTGTTCGACCGTGAACCACGGGAATTCCACCTTTTCATCAGATGGAATGATGTCCAGCGAATCCGTTTGAAAAGCCGCCTGAAAAAGGGCAGCCTTGTTTTCACAGATCTGCCGGAGATTGCCCAGTGTATGTTCCGTGAAGAAATCGGCTGGCATCTGCACCGTCAAGCCTTTGGATTCCGGCTCTGATGTGTCTGGAACAACATAGCCCCGATTTGCCAGTTCGGCAAGAAGCCGTTCTGTTTCCTTATGGTCGGCTTGGTCACTGATTTCCAGATCACCGGACTTGGTAACGGTGTAGTATTCCCCGATTTTGTAGGCACAGGTGGGCATATACTGATATTCTGACGGAATGCCGATAATCTCACTGATGGCTTTCACCAGTTCCTTTCGATTTTGACTGTGATAAGTAATGGTCATGTGAAAAACTCCTTTCTTTCGGCGCTTTTGCTTTCGCCATGACACATATTAACTCTGTTTCCCACAGATAGCAACTGTGAGATGTGTAGAATGTTTCGGCGGTCATTTGTAACAGATCACAAATCTGCCCAGACGATTCCGGCAAGCACAAAAACAGCAACATTCAGACAGATGCCATTCCCCCAAAGGCGGTACTCTGCTGCATCACGATATGGATCTTGGAGCCATTTCTGTACCATCTTTCGGCTTTTGGGACGGCTCTCCGGTTTTACCACTTTTCGGTATTCTTCAAAAATAGCTGCCCATCGGTCGATTTCTTCTTCTGTGGGATTTTCCGATGCCAGGTCACTGCACCACTGATCCGGAAATCCCTGCAGTCTTGCACATTCCTGCGGTGTCAGTCTGCGAACCGCATAACCGCTGGAAACGATACTGGGGTCTTTGTGATCCCGTGCCAGCAGTGTAGGGGTCGTTTCCCAAAATGCACTGCTGAAATTTCCTGTAGAAGCGGCATACACTGCATGATGGTCGGTAGCATTCAAAGTGAAAGTGACATCTTTGTTGACACCGCCGCCCTGTGGTCCGTTTTGGTCAGACCGACCGATCATTGAACCCTGCAAAGCATAACTTTCCAGAACAGCAATACCGCCTTGGTTTTTTGCTGGTGACTGGTCGCTGGTGTCCAAAGTACGGGCAGTGTCTGCCTCATAAATGCCACTGTGCGGATTACCGGAAAGCATGGCATTGCTGGAAAAGGAACTGATGCCGTATGCTTTCGGCTGAAATACAGTCTGGTCATTGTTGCAGGACAGCGTAGCAGATTTGTTTTCCTGTATCAGACTGCCTTTTCCACCGCCGGCTTTTCCACAGCGAATCTTCAGTGTTTTCGGTGTATCCATCAACAGCGGAACATTTCCGCCGCCTGTTCCGCATCTGGAAGTCAGTGTCTGTACTTTTCCGTTCTCAGAGATCTGAAGCCGGCTGTCAGCAGGATGATTTTCCAGTACACAAGGCGGATGATGGGCTTCTGCCCGAAGGGTGGCAGTGCGTTCTTTCAGAATGTCTATGCGTTCTCCGCCCTGGTCACACAAGCACAAGCCTGCCGTTCCAAAGCTGTCCGCAGCACTTCCGGCAGTTCTTTGCCACGCACGGAGGCTCTCCGCAGAATACCCTGACAAGCCTTCGGACTCAAATAGTATTTTTCCGACACTTGCTCCGTCAAAATCTGCGACAAGAAAGATCCGTTTTCTTCGCTGGGGCACTCCCCAGTATTGTGCATCAAGAACTCGCCATGCAAGGGAATAGGATTCTGCCAGAATCTCTCCGGCTTTTGTCCATTTTCCCGCAGGTCGAGGAATTGAAATGCTGCTGTCTTTGACCGAACAGATGGCTTCAAGGACACAGCAGAAATCTTCT